TTTGGTCAACAAGCAATTTCAATAGCGTCAGGAGTAGCGAATGGTGCTAGAGCAATTTCTATTGGTGGGCATGCGAATAATGGTTTAGGAGCAAAAGCACAAGGCTCTATTGCTTTAGGTTATGGTGCAGCTACGACTAAAGTTGGCGAAATGAATATTGGGACTACTGACACCTCTTATGGGTATAATTCTACTAAGTTTAGACTACTTTCGGGAGTCCATGATGGTGAGGGTGCGAATGATGCCGTAACCGTAGGGCAAATCAATTCATTGATTGATGCCATAAATACAGCAACCGGCTCTAATATCTCTCATATTGGAGCATAGTGTGGTATAATAAATTAGACCTTACCTAAATAAGTCAAAATAACTCCTTTCCGCAGGGGGTTATTTTTTATAGAAAAACTATTTATTTTTTTTATGTTTTATAATATAATAATAATAACATAATAATTAAACGGAAGGATGCGGTATGAGAATACAAATCAAAGACACCTCTAAAAAGGAGTCTATTTTAGTTCGTCGTATATCTTGGCGACAACGCTGTGAAGAACAGCTCAACAAGATTATAGACCAACTAAACAATATTAAATCTAATATGGAGAAAGATATGAGTAGGATTAAAGACTACGCAGAACAAGTTTATGGTGAGGAGTTTCCAGATTTGAGTAAGGAGAAACAAAATGTTTAGAAATGAATATGGTGATGCTGACGACTATGAAGATACCTCACGATTTTTAGGTCAAGATTATTTAGAAAAGCAGTTTATACAAAATGAGTTAGAAGAAAGGATGAGAAATGAAAACCGAATTTAGAAAATTAAGAGCAGATGAAATTGAATGTAGAATAGGTCAGATTAAAGAAAATGGATTAACTTTATTACTTTACAAAGATGCTCGTGTAGATATGGATGTTTTAGATGAAACGGTTGGACCGTTAAATTGGAAACGAGAACATGTAAGAGATAATAAAAATTGTATTGTGAGTATTTATGATGAAGATAAAAAAGAATGGGTAAGTAAGGAAGATGTAGGAAAAGAAAGTAATACGGAAGCTGAAAAGGGTTTAGCGAGCGATAGCTTTAAGAGAGCTTGCGTAAATTGGGGAATAGGAAGAGAATTATATTCAGCACCATTTATTTGGGTTAAAGCCGAAGATGCTAGAATCACTAGAATTGGTGATAAGTTTAGATGTTATGATAAGTTTGAGGTAGCTAAATTAACTTATAATAAAAATAATGAAATTGATGGATTGGCGATTAGAAATGCTAAAACCGGTAGTATCGTATTTACTAAAATGCCAAAGGAGAAAGAATGAGTAGTTTTAGAGAAAGATTTGCTAATTTGACCGTAGAGCAAGCTAAAGAATTAAATGAAGCTGCTAAATGGTATTGCGAGCATGATATAACAACTTTAACTAATGAGGAGGATTAAAATGTCAAGACCGAAAAAAGGAACACCTGAGGGAGATGAAGCATTAAGAAAATGGCGAGAAACAATGAAATTAAAATATGGTAATCCTACTGCGTTTTTTAAGGAAATCGGCAGGAAAGGTGGAGAAAATGGGAGAGGTCCAGACTACAGAGGTGGCTTTGCTAATAGCCGCGAAAAAGCTGCTGAGGCTGGCTCTAAAGGTGGTAGAAGAAGTAAGAAGGGATATGTCTTTAAAGGAGTAAGAAACAATATAGGGTTTTACGAAAAGGATGGGAAGGAATACGAATATGAGATTAAAAATTAAGAGGAAAAGATGGACCGACCCCGTAGAAGTAAGGTTTGATAGTATGATGAAGTTGATTAAGGATTTACCTAAAGCCGATTATAATAGATTAAAAGATGCTATGGATTTAGGGTATAGTGCTTATCAAAAAGTTAGAAATGTTAAAACTGCTGATGAAAAAGAGGTAGAAGATATTACTAACGCCGAAAGAATATTAGTAAAAGAGGATAAATAAATGATAGTAATTAAAGAACCAAGATATAGAGATAGAACCGTATTATTGGCAAGATATAAACTGCCTTGTGGCCAAGGAGTAGAGGTAATGATTTTACAAGGTGCGTATAAAGGATTGTATAGAGTAAGTAATGATGATATTTGTAATTCTAATTTAGAAACAATGAGAACGAAAGCTGGTAAAGATATATGGATGAGAGCTGTGCCATTAGATAAATTAGAAAGAATAGAGGATTGAGATGAATAAAAAACGCTGGTTTGATAATTTATCTTTAGAAGATAGGTTAAAAGTCCAGCGTTTTTATATGATATTAGTGATAATAGGAGATAATTATGAAAATACGAAATAAGACTACAGGAGAAATAGCAACTTTAACCCTAGATTTGGATGGCGAAACACTTATAATTATGAAAGATGATGAAATGATTGTTTATGGTGTTTCGCTTGAAGATTTAATTCAAGATTGGGAAGATTATAAATACCCCAACTATTATTTTATTGATTATGACGGAGTCATTATATATGCCGGTGAAAATGAAAAGTTTAAGAATGAGATGAAAGAAATCGGCAACTATTTTGAAACCAGAGAAGAAGCCGAGAAAGCAGTAGAAAAGTTCAAGGCTTGGAAACGGTTGAAAGACAAAGGGTTTAGGTTTAACGGTGTTTATGAGGATTATACTATTCAATTCACTGCACCTAAAGAAGAAATTGGATGGTACTGGCGCAACGGAATGGGCGAAGACCTAGACTTGCTTTTCGGAGTTAAAGATGAGTAAATTAACATTTCATAAATGCCGGATTTGCGGTGCAATATTTTATTCTTTCAATAAATCCACATATTGTTTTAAGTGTGTACCAAGGGGTAGGTATAAAAATATATGTGAATATTATAAAACAGTAGATGATTCTATTACAAAGCAAACTCAACGAGAAAGAAGCTTGGCGTATTATTATAAAATTATAAATGACCCAAAGTATAAAGAATCTCATAAACTTCGTGATAGAGCAAGGTGGCACAAAAGAATGGCAGACCCATTGTTTAGAGAAAAGGAAAGATTAAGAAGCCTTGCAAGAGCAAAAGCTAGAAAATTAACTCAAAGTAAAAATAATTTAGGAGGTAATGATGAAAACTAAAAAACAACTACAACGCTGGGCGAATAATTTGCCATTAGATAAAAGATTGCAATTACAAAGATTTTTAGTAAAATTATATTCAATGGAGATTAAGAATGACAAACATTAAAGATTTGAAGTTTGACGATAAGAATTTCAATAAACATACCGAATATGGTATGAGTTTACTTGAAAAAAGTTTATCAAAGTTCGGAGCAGGAAGGTCTATTCTAATTGATAAAAATAACCGAATAATTGCCGGAAATGGAATCATCGAGGCTGCCGGAAATATTGGACTAGAAGATTTACAAATTGTAGAAACTGATGGCACTAAAATTATCGCAGTAAAAAGACCTGACATTGATTTAGATACTGAAGAAGGTCGTGAAATGGCATTTGCAGATAATCAAACAGGTGCAGTTGATTTGTCGTGGGACGAAGAACAATTAAAATTACACTTTAATGAAGAAGATTTGATAAAATGGGGAGGGACAGACATTTTAGGCTCAGAAGTAGATTGGGATAAAGTAAAAGAACTTACCGACCAAAACTACGAAGAGCCAGAGCACGAAATGTTAGAATGCCCTGCCTGTCACCACATAGATAGAAAGATACACTTTAAGAAGGTAGATGAAGAACAATGAAAATTTTCTTATCAGCAATAGAAAATACAACCTCATCTAAAGACGCTGGTGTCTTGAATATGGCAGAATATATTGTCAAAAAAGGCATTAAAATGAAGTGGAATCTAATGTCTTATTACTATATTAAAAAAAGAGAGGGACTTGCCGAATTCATCAGAGATAATTCTGAAGAAATACTAATAGATAGTGGAGCACATTCCTTTCAGAAAGGGACACAGGTAAATTGGGACACATATACTAGAGAATACGCAAACTTTATAAAAAGGTTTGATAGAGAGAATGTTATTGGCTATTTTGAGATGGATGTAGACAATATCATCGGTTATCAAAAAGTTTTAGAACTAAGGAGGGTTTTGGAGCTTGTTTCGGACAAAATCATTCCGGTTTGGCATAAAAATAGAGGAATCTCTGAATACCAAAAAATGTGTCAAGACTATGCCGGGAAGATTGTAGCCATAACTGGGTTCAAAAACGAAGATATTAAAGACGACCAATATCTTATGTTTCTAAAATATGCCAAAAAGTATAATTGTAAAGTTCATTGTCTTGGAATGACAAGAACAAAAATATTAGATAAAGTGCCATTTGATTATGTAGATAGTTCAAGTTGGGTTCAATCTAGTATTTTTGGCAGGATTGGCACAAAAGGCAAAGTAACAAAAGAGTTTAGTAAAAAGTCTAGGGAAATTGTATTTTTTGAAAATTATAAAGAGGCTATGAAATTACAAAATTACTATAAGAAGAAATGGAGAAATTATGAGTAATGAACTATTACTTTTAATTGAAGCCTTGTTTATCTTTGGCTCACTATTATTAACAAAAAAGTTTTTGGGAAAGTATGGTCTTATTGCGTGGGTGGCAGTTGTCGGAGTATTAGCAAACATTCAAGTCAATGAAAGTATTGATTTGTTTGGTCTAAGTGCGACATTAGGAAATGTGCTATTTGCATCATCTTTCCTCGCAACAGATATGCTCTCTGAATGTTATGGCAAAAAATATGCGAAAAAAGCAGTGTTTGCCGGAATTGGTGCTATGATTTTCTGGATTTTTGTATCACAGATTACATTATTGTTCCAACCGAATGATATTGATGTCGCCAACGGAGCATTCCAATCGCTATTTACAATTTCACTACGAACCACTATTGCTAGTGTAATTATGTATGCGATTGCTAACTTTGCTGATGTTCAACTATTTCACAAATTATCAAAAATTACAAAAGGTAAGCATCTTTGGCTTCGTAACAACATTTGCACTATAACCTGTAATTGTCTTGAAAACTTTGGGTTTGTATTCCTCGCATTTTACGGAGTCTTTCCAACTGCTGACCTTTGGTCTATTGCGTTAGTAACTTGTCTAATTGAGGTTATTATCGCACTCTTTGATACTCCGTTTGCCTATCTTGGCAGGAAACTCAAAACTAAAGAAGAAAAGCAATTAGAAATGGCAAAGGAATAAAAATGATTGTAGAGCTGATAGGATTTATAGCAACTTTCTTAGTATTTATTTCTTTCATACCGAAAGATATCAAATTGATTAGATGGCTCAATCTTATTGGCTCTATTTTCTTTGTAATTTATGGCTTCTGGATAAGTGCATTTTGGACGGGAATTTTGAATTTTTGCCTGATTTTCGTCCAGATTTGGCATTTATTCAAGATTTATAGGGGAAAGAAAGACACAAAAATACAAAAAAGTCAATAAAACCACTTGACAAAATACTTATTTTAACATATAATATATATATAGTAACATTAAACGAAAGGAATTACTATGAAAGGCGAACAGTTAATGCGAACCGATAATATCAAAGTTAAGGAATACAAGACCTACAAGGTCGTAAGGTCTTGGTTCAACCAATTTGCACAGAATTGTTACGAATTGGAAGACGGCACTAGAATCTATATTGATTATGGTGGCGAAAAAGTAAGAATTGAAAAATAAGGGAAAGGGCTTCAAGCCCTTTCTTCTGATGAAAGGAATTACTATGGAAAAATTAGATTACGAAATTGAAATTCTATTCAATGGAGTTAGAGCCACTCTAAATAGAAAGAAATGGAATGAACTCGTTGATTTAATTACTGATGGCGATAGAATTGAAATCGTCACAGTTAAATATTAAACGAAAGGAGAAATAATATGACAACTAAATTAAAGAAATCAACGATTGATTTTATTCAAACCTTATTAGAGAAAGAATTGAAAGCAGAATATATCTTTGATGCTCCAAATCCTGATGAGGTAGAATATATCAAAGATTTAGAAAAAGCAGCTTTGGATTTCGCTAGTTACACCGAAAATCCTTGGGTAAATGGACTAATAGTAAGAGATTTGATAGGTGAAATCCATAGAAAGGAGAATAAATGAAAGAAGAAATAAAAGATATGCTCGGGGCAGCATTGTTCGGAATAATAATAGCAATAATCTTTATGATGGGAGTATAAATGAAAGAAGGTTATATAGTAGCAAATCTAACTAACTACGGAGATGGATTCGAAATCTTTGGAGTTTATAAGAGCCGAGAAAATGCTGTAAAGCAGTTTCGTAAAGTCATTAGGACCCGTTATGGCTCTTGTCCAAGAGATTTAAGTAAATTATATAAGCCTGGACAACCAAATGCACTTGACTCTGGTGATTCATATCAAATAATTAAATTCAAAGAAAACGAAGGAGAATGGTAATGAAAAAATTAGAATATGAGAGATTCAAAGAGCATATTTCGGATTACTTTCCAAATGCTAAAGAGCTTAAAAATGAAATAGAAAGATATAAGACGATTCCAGACAGTCATCAAACAGTTTGGGGTGCCGTAAATACAATGTGCCAATATGGAGTGTTTAATTGTTATTATAGTCAATGTCTAAATACTCTAAAAGAAGTCTATGGTGATGAATTTGACGAAAGTCGGTATCTCACCAAAAAAGGTGATTGGAGATGGAAGAATAATGAAGTGTATGTTTGGACGGTTTATAAAGCTAAAATCTGTAAAACAATTGAAATAATGATTAAGAAAGGAGAAATATAAGATGGTGAAAGTAGTTGAATTCAAGATACCTCGTTGGCCGTTAATTGATATGACCGGTTATAAGCCAAAAACAACATTTTGGGAAGATTTTAGTATAGCTGATAATTTCGGCGTAAAAGAGGTAAAGGAAACTTTTGATAGAGCTTTTAAAGAATGGAAAGATGATAAAGTTTATGGAACCGAATTGGCTATGGTATTGAATTGGAAACAATTTCAATTCGCCAAAGACGGTTATTTATGTGATAGTGAGATGTGTAAGACTTATATGGAGTTATGGAGAAAAATTGATGAATATATCATTAGGAATTGGAAGGATGAGAAATTAAGTTATTATTTGAAAGAAACTGATTAGACGAAAGGAGATATTATGAATTTTGGAGATAAAATGAATTGGAAAGGGTGGAAAGATGTTAGAGATTGGTGTGAAAAAAATGGTTTTGAAAATATCGTAAAGAGAATGGATTTGAATATTGATTGTTGGATGAGTAGTGGTGAATTTGGTAGAAATCAAATATTGATTTGTGATAGCTTGAGATTTGCTGAAGATGAAATAGAAGCTAAAGAAATAGCTGAAAAGCTTAATGAAGAATTGTATGAAAATTATGGATTATATTAAATCTATGATATAATAAAGATAGTTTTATTTATAATAGAACTCTTGCATTAACAAAAAACCTTCATTTGATAATGAGGGTTTTTTGTTGTATAATAGAGTTATGAGAAATGAAACAGATGATGATGAGATTTACGAAGATGAAAGAGTAAACTATCAATCATATTAGGAGGAGATAGAATGGGAAGCACCATAAAGCAGGTGAAAACATTAAAAAATGGCAATCCGATAAATGTATCAGCACAATTCGGACAACCAAATGGAAATCCGAGACATAGCGGTGCTTGGAAAAAAGAGGACACTGCTCGTTTTAAGCTGGAGCAGATGCTCAAACTATCAGAAAAAGAATTAAAGATAATCGCAAAAGATAATGATGCTCCTCTATTTGAGAGAAAATTAGCAGTATGTATTGCTAATGGGAATTGGAAAGAAATTGAGGGGATGATGAATCAAGTTTATGGACAACCTAAACAGAGGATTGAATCCGTTATTACTGCACCTAAACCTCTTGTAGATTTGACAGAGCGAAAGAAAAATGGCGAAGATTAGTTTAATTGTAACGGTTTATAATAAAGAAAAGTTTGTTGGTAGATGTTTAGATAGTTTAGAAAAACAAATTGAAAAAGACGCTCAAATTATTATTGTAGATGATGGTTCTACTGATAAGAGTAAAGAGATATGTAAGGATTATTGTAAAAGAAATGGTTGGGAATATTATAGGATTAAGCATGGTGGTGTTTCTGATGCGAGAAATTATGGATTAGATAAAGCTAAAAATAAATATGTTACTTTTTTAGATGCTGATGACGCTTTAACTCCTGACGCAATTGATATTATGACTAGAATTACAAGACACAATTATAATATCTATCAATTCGGTCAATATCGGCATCATAAAACCGGCATTATAAATGATTGTGCGAGAAAAGGCTTTTATGAAATGAATAAATTGCCAAAAAGATGGACTATGGTTTGGAATAAATTGTATAAGAAAAGTTTTATCAGTAATATTAGATTTATTAGTGGATTACAATTTGGTGAGGATGAGATATTCAATGCTAGATGTATTTTAAAGAATGGTGGTATTTATCACGCACCACAAACTCTAATAGAACACTATTTTGACGATAAAGAATCATTATGTCGGGGAGAATTGAGTTTAGAGAGATTAGAGAGATTGATTAAAGAATTAGAGAAATTAAAGAGTAAGCAAAAGACAGCAGAGAAAAAACAATGGATTGATAATAAGATTAAAACTCATGAAGATTCAGCTTTATTTAGAAGATTTAATTATAAGAGAAAACCAAATGGAAAATACGACATAGTTTATTTTCTTAAGAATTCGCCGACTAATAAAGAATTGGTTTATAGTTTAAGGTCGGTAGAAATGAATTGGCAATATAATAAAGTTTGGTTTTATGGTGGGTGTCCGAAAAATCTAAAACCTGACGAACATGTATTTATAAATCAAACGGCTTTAAGTAAATGGCAAAGAGTAAGAGATATGCTCTATTTAGCTTGTAAGAATGATGATATTACGGAAGATTTTTGGCTTTTCAATGATGATTTCTTTGTATTGAGAAAGAAATCAGAAAATATGCCACCACAATATAATAGGACATTAGAAGATAGAATAATTAAGATTGAGAAAAGACATGGCGGTCCGACAGAATATACTAGGCGATTAAAACACCTCGTGAAAACGCTTAAATCGGCTTCTAAGGGCACTTTAGACTATGCGGTGCATAAACCTATATTGATAAACCGAAAACGCATGATAGAAGTTTTAGAAAAGTTTCCGGATGAACCTATGAGCCGAGCCTTATATGGTAATTATTACGAAATCGGTGGAGTAAGCCGACATGATATGAAAATTAAAGTTTTGAAATATAATAAAATGAGTGAGGTAATGAACGGATGGGATTTTGTAAGCACCTCGGATGGAAGTTTTGAAAATGGTAATATTGGTAGATATTTAAGAGATAAGTTTAAGATTAAAAGCAGATTTGAATTATAATAAAAGAAAGGAGATAAAATGCCAGTAGTCGCAGTAAGAAGTGCCGGTGGAAAAATCATTGGTTATAGGTGGGGAAGTAAAGGTAAGATTTATAAGACACCAGAAGAAGCTGAAGCTCAAGGTAGAGCAATAATGGCAAGTGGATGGAAAGAAAATAATGACGATAGCAGCAACAACGGCGCTTAAAAAAATTAAAGATGTTATTTATGAGCCGACATTTTATAAAGTAATTCAAGGTGGTGCATCAGCATCTAAAACTTTTTCCATAATGATTTTATTAGTTGGTTATGCTGAAAGCTACCCGAATTCACTTATTTCGGTGATTGGAATGACTTATAGTCATTTATCAACAGGCGTAATTCGTGATTTTAAGAAAATAATGACAGAAACAAATAGGTGGGATGATAATAATTATAATAAATCGGCAAAGATTTATAATTTTATCAATGGTTCTCAAATTGAGTTTTTGAGTGTAGATAGCATGACTTCTCGTGGTCCTAGGCGTGATGTTTTATTTGTAAATGAGGCAAACGGTATTGATTACGAAACCTTTAACCAATTAGCAACGAGGACGAGAGATTTTGCCATTGTAGACTATAATCCGAGTGCTAAGTTTTGGGCTCATGAAGAATTAGTAGAAAAACAAAAAGACCGGACATCATTTCTAATTACAACTTATAAAGATAATGAAGCATTGGGAAAGCAAGAAAAAGAAAATATTGAAAGTCGGATGCCAAAAAAAGGTGAAGAACCTAGTAATTGGTGGACGGTTTATGGTTTAGGTCAGATTGGTAGTTTAGAGGGAAATGTTTATGAAGGTTGGATTGAGAGTAGTGTAGAAGAAATTAAAAAAGGTAAATTAGTAAGATATGGATTAGACTTTGGCTTTAGTAATGATGAAACGGCTTTAGTGGGGATTTATGATTTAGGTGATAATAAAATCGGTATAATACAATTACTTTATAAAAAAGGCATTTTAGGTTCTCAATATACCGAATATTTGACGAATATCGGCGTAAATCCTAATGTATTGATTGTCGCAGATAGTGCTAGGCCAGAGATTATTGCTGAAATTAAAAATAGTGGATTCAGGATTATAGGTGCTGATAAAAACCCCGGTTCGGTAAAAAGAGGGATTGATAGAGTAAGCCAAAAGCAGATTTATTATTATGGAAAAGACCTAAAGCAAGAATATTTATCTTATGCGTGGCGAAAAAAGCGAGGTGGAATTATTTTAGATGAGCCGACAGACGGTAACGACCATTTATTAGATGCTTTAAGATATGCGATTGATGATTTGAGTAAGAAAAGGATTGAGTTCTAGCGATTGAGATATTGGTTAAAATGTGCTATAGTAAAAGTAGCTAAAAGGAGCAAAGAGCTATGATTCACTTTAACGGGCTTGAGCCAATTGACTTCAAAGGTCACGAGTGCGAGCCAAAAATAGACGCAGAGAAAAAATTGCGTTTGAGTAATGCCAAGTTTGAAACGGCAGAACAGATTAGAGAAGCAGATGATATTCTAGCTTCTTGTTTTGATGAAGAGTTTGCTAAAAACTTTATCAGAGAAAAATTAAGCACTGACGATAAAATAGTATTAAAAACCTATCTTGTAAATGGCGAAACAGGATTAAATCGCTTGTCAGAGATAACCAATGGAGCGATTGAGAAATATATCAATCGTGCGATAGAGGGTTTAGATGAAAAAGCCTAAAGAAATAATTTGCGTTTATCAAGATTGTCCGTTATGTGGTGATAAAGGAAAGAAATTGAAAAAGCTGATATTTGATAAAAAATTAAATGTCAGAAAAGTAAGTTTTGCTTCTGAAGAAGGTAAAGATTTGATACATAAAGCCGTATTTGACCATAAAATCGGTTCGTTGCCTTTTTATACTAATGGAACGAGGTTTAGCACCTCATTAGAAGAGTTGTTAAAGCCAAAAAAGAGAGGAGCAAAAAATGGGACTACTAAATAATTTGAAAGATGCTGTAAGAAGAAAGAAATCAAGAGATTTCGCACAAGAACTATCAAATCAATTCTTTTTAAGTCCGATTTGTTCTGATTATGAAAATCTATTTGCACAAGTTAGACCTCTTATTGATGAAATGAAATGTGTGATGCCGTATGGTGTTACCGATAGAGGAACGAGATTGCCAGAAAATAGGACACCGGAATTGGCATGGTTAAAAAATCCTAATGACGATATGGGTTGGGCGGAATTTGCTGATGTGATGTTTGCGACTTGGCTTACAGAAGATGAATTAGATATCCATGTGTGGAGAACTAAAACCGGTAAAGTAGAAGGATATACGATAATACCACCTGAATGTAGGATTTACCTCGGATATGGTAAATGGGAATGGCAAGTGATGACTACGAGGGGGATTGAGATATTAGAAGAAAATGAGGTGATGAGATTACGATTTAGTAGAAGTCCGAGAAATATTCAAAAGGGTGTATCTCCAGCTTCGGCTGTGAGGGTTTGGGCTCAAATAGATGACTTAATCGCTCAATACCAAAGAGCGTATTTTGAGAATGGTGCGATTCCGGCAACTATTACATTTATTACGGCTAGCACTCAAGAAAAATATATGGCAACTCGTAGAGAGTTAGAGAATAAATTAAAAGGTGCAAGGAATCATAATAAGACCGTGTTTGCTTGGCGACAATTTGATAATGATACAGGCCAAAGTGTAGACCAAGTAGAAGTAAAAACGATTCAAGGTAATAACTCTACATTGGCCATAAAAGATATTGTGAGTATTGTCAATGATAGGTTAAATAAATCTATTGGTGTAAGTAATTTTATTTTAGGTGATGATTCAAGTGCCAAATATGATAATGCTGAATTGTCAGACCACCAATTTACTAAAAGGCGTGTATATCCTGCGTTGATTAGTTTTTGGAATCAATTTCAGCATGAATTAGAGCGTATTTTAGGTGGTGGATTAGGATATGGTATTAGTTTTGATTTAGAAATACCTGAATTGACCGAGAGAGTTAAAGCTAAAGCCGAAATTGCTAGAATTAGAGCTGAGTCATTAGTAAATCTCATTAGCGCAGGTGCTTCTGGACCTTCTGCGATTCAAGCTCTTGGATTGCCTGATACTTGGTTGCCGGCTGCTGAAGGTATTTACGCAAAAGGATTAGCCGGTGGATTACTATCACCAATTAGTATAGATTATGAAAAACCAAAACCCGTAGAAGCGACAATTGATAAACAGGAGCAAGAATCTAGTTTAAAAGATTTGGCCTGCGGCCATAAATGCACTTGTCATCACACTTTAGATGAATTGCCACCAATGACCGCAGAGGAAAAGAAGCTCTATGATATTTTAGTTGAATTAGCTGGTGCGATATTTAGCCAAAAGGAAGATAAGTTAGATATTGACGGCGTAATAGAGCAGATGGTAGAAATATTACAAGAAGATGCTAAAAGCGGAGCAGTAGAAGGTGCTGAAGCATTGAGATTACTAGCTGAAGAAGATGTTGCTAAAGAAATTATTAAAACTATTTCAGATGGCAATATTTATATCAGCAACGCATTAAAATCTAGGATTCAAATGCGAGCAGAGCAATTAGCAAATGGTTATGCCGATTATGCAAGAAGCGTATTAGAAGAAACTTTAGCAGGTGCTGAAAGCCTAAGTGCTAATGAAATAGCGTCAAGATTAAGTCAAGTTTTGCCTAAATATAGAGCTGAATTGATTGCGAGGAATGAAACTCTATACGCTATTAGAAGTGGTAGATTAGAGCAAGATGAAGAATTGGCAAATAAATATGGATTAAATGTAAAGTTAGTTTGGCGAACTATGGGCGATAATAAAGTTTGTCCGGTATGTGCCGAGATGGATGGTAAAACCGTAAAATTAGGAAAGCCGTTTGATAATATCATTACTACTGAAGATGGCGAAACAATTACTTGGGAACACTCATCTTGGAACGATAATGGCCGAATACCTGATGCTCATGTAAATTGTAGATGCTACTTTGATGAGGTGCTAGAATAATGGGTGCGATTAAGATTAGATGTCCTAAATGCGGGTGGATTCTAGGTGATACCGATAAGAGCGTAGATTGCGTTATAAATTGTCCTAAATGTAATGCAGTTAGAGTAAAAATGAAGGTGGCAACTTTCGCCGAATATAATGAACTAATAAGAAAGGAGAATATTAAATGACAAATCCTAATGACGCAGTAGGAACGAATGCTGCTTACGGCGGTAGAACTTCTACAAATGCGTTCAATGACCTAGCAAGTGCTTTTACGAGAGGTATTGTTGGTGGTTGGGAATGCGTGCCTAATTCGGGATTGACCGTAAGTTTAGGTGGTGATGGTAATAATAGAGATGTAGCGATTGCGATTGATAATGCTGGGAATAGGACTACGATAAATAATATTTCGGGAAGTCCGGTGGATGTAACTTTAGACGCTGCGCCGGTTTCTAACTCAAGGATTGATTCTATTGTGGCCTATGTAGATAACCCTGCAAATGGCGTTAGCACGGTAGCTGACAATCCGAGTGCTTGTGGTATTATTGCCGTAAAAGGAACTGTAGCTGCGAATCCGGTTGCTCCAAATGAAAGCACAATTAGAACAGCAATTACGGCAGATGGTGCTTCAGGAACTACGGCCTATTATGTAGTATTAGCGAATATTACGGTTGTAAATGGGACTACTGATATTACAAGTGGTGATATAAGTCAAGGAAGTAGTGCTTCTTTGGCCGGAAGTAAAATAATTACTGCCAATAATATTGATTTATCTACCTTGTCAGATAATTATTCCGAATCCGAGATTGATACTGGCTATACTTGGATTGATGGTAAAACGATTTATAAAAAGACCGTCAATTTTGGTGCATTAGCAAATAATTCTTATACGGAAGTCGCACATAATATTTCAAATCTAGGTTATATTATGAGAGTTGAATGCACGGCAAGAAATACTAGTGGCACATGTATTAGTATTCCTGGTGGTGGTAATTCATGGGTAGATATGTGGATTTCTACTACTAAGATTACAATTCAAACGACCTCAAATAGAAGTGCTTTTTCGGCCTATGTAACGCTTTATTACACGAAATCTAACTAATTAAAAGAAAGGAGTAAAATGAAAAAACTAAACCTAAAGTGGCTAGTAAGTATCATTATAATTTTGATACTTGGTGGTGCCACTGGTGCTGTAATAAACATTAACATAGAAAATGATAAATATAATGCCACGATTGAATATACCGAAGAAGAAACACCTGCGATTATTGAAGATGATATGGGTGAAATAGTAGAAGAAGAAGCTGTGCCAACGGTAGAAGAAGTAGATGGTGGATTATTTGAAGATATTACCACGGGTGTTTCTATTACCGAAGGTGAATATGCTGATTTGGGATGGTCGGAAACCTATAATGTGTCAAGTCCTACGGCTTTTAAGAATGATACTCTAGGAAAATGTATTTACGCAAACAATCGTTTTGGCGCTCAATGCGTTAGTTTGTCAAGGGTGTTCTGGTGGAGTTATGCCAATAGAGATGTTTCTACTTGTGGAACCGGGATGGCTAAAGGAATGATGAATTGTGCCGAACAAAATGCTGGTAATGATTTCAAAATCTATTGGGCTGATGCTAAAGACAGCATTCAAGCTGGAGATTGGCTAGTATTTGACGGCGGTCAATACGGACATATTGGAATGGCACTAGGACCGGTTGTAAATGGCTATGTATCGTTATTAGGTGAAAATCAAGGTGGTAAAGCATGTGCCAATGGTGGTGCAGCTACAAATATCATCAATATTAACATTAAGAATTTGATTGGTTATTATAGACCAACTGCTTATATTAAACCTGAACCAAAACCAACTCCAACACCTACACCGACACCTGAGGATTCTTGTAAAACCATAAATGTGGTTAAAGGTGATACGCTTGGTGCGATTATGAAAAGATGTGAAGGAAAAATTGATTGGAATAAAATGAACGACTACGCTAAACATTGGTATTCGGTAAAAACGAAACCGGGACAAAGCGTATTTGAGGGTTGGAATTCAAAATATGGCGTGGGTTTATATGCCGGTGATGTTATAGAATATAGAAATTAGTGGTATAATAGAAATGGTGATAGCAGCCATTTAGTTTATGTCCTAAACATAACATCACCCGACCTCTGGAGTATTTAGGGCTCGCAGAGGTCATTTTATTTTACGACATTAGGTTTTATCTTTTCAAATGATGAAAAATGTGCTATGATGTAAGTATGAAGTTCTATGATGCCACAGTGCTTAAAGACGCTAAAAGCTCAGAAGAGCGTAGGTATAGGAACATTCTTGCCAATTCGGGTCAAATTATGGAATCGGGAGAAATCCGAGATTTAGATAATTTGTATGTAATGGGGAGGGATGGTAAACCGATAGCGATTAAGACACTCAATAATAACCCCGATAAACAAACGGAAGAATATACCGTGAAAGCGCAAGCAGACCACGGTGAAATTAAAGATGGTGAATTATATGACACCATTGAAAAACAATTTGGTAGCTGTAAAGTTTGGCTAGAAGAAGATGGATTACATGCTAGAATGTATTTCGCCAATGATGATAGATTAGCAGACCACGCTTATGCGATAAGTGAAGATGCTAGTTACTCTACCGGAATTGATTGGTTTCCGGATGGCTATTATGGTGTAGGACTCAATATTGAAGAACCCATTGGAATATTGCGAGAGATTTCAATGGTATTGACTGGAAACGACCCTCGCGCTAAAACTATTGACCATAAAGACGCAGAAGCAACAAGGACTATGGGTAGTGATGTTGTAGATGCTGAAGATGGTGATAATAATAAAGAAAGTGGAGAATCTGAAATGAGTAAAACTCAAGATGAACTCACTCCTAAGGAAAATACTGTGATGAAGCAAAAACTAGCAGAAGACCTAGTAGAAAAGGTCGCAGAGGTAGTTGATGAATTTACCACGGATGTTCCGGAGAGTGAAGTCCAGCCAACGGCTCGTGAAGATGCGAAAGCAGATGAGCCTGAGGTAGAGGAATCAAAAGATTCTGAAGAAGCTACTGCGCCAGAAGCTCCCGCTGAAGCACCGGCTGAGGAAGAAGTTGCCGAAGCTCCTGCTGAAGAGGAAACTAAAGATACAGTAGTTCATAATATTAACATTAACTTTAGGGATAGAGCTGTGAAAAACGAAACTCCTGTCGTCTCAAAAGACGCTAAAGCCGAAGCGAAGAAAGCTCAATTCAATGCAATTCGTGATGCTCTCAAGGCTTCTAATTTTAAGTTTGACGCAAAGTTTACTGCTGCGTTAGAAAGTAAAGATGCCATTACTGGTCTTGGCACTCCTCTAAACATTACTAATATGTTTACGGATGCTATGGAACACAATGATGGTATTCTAAGTTACATTTACCACATTGGTGGTGCTAATGGTCGTGGTTTGAGGAATAATGCACTTGCCGGTGATTATGACTACGGTAATGGTGCTTTCGGCCATAAACCAGGTGATGAAAAAGAGGATGAAGACCTCACCAACACCATTCGTGTTGCTTACGATAAAATGATTTACAAGAAACTCACTCTTGACGCTATGGAGATTTATGAGAATCCTGAGTTGATTGAGTTCCGTTCTCGTGAATTGTTAGACCAAATCTTACTATCAATTGAGCGTGCTATCTTCATTGGTGATGGCCGTGAAGAAGATACTCCAGATTTGAGAATGTTTGATTCTGCAACCAGCACCGGTTTGTTCCCGATTGCTGATGACTGTTCTGCTCAGAGCGGTTACGGCACGCTTGTTGCTTCTAGCTACACTGTAAACGCTGGTGACAACCTCTATGATGGTGTCGTTGGTGCTCGCCAATGGATTCGCTCTGAAGGCGACCAAATCTTGGTTGTGAAGCCAACAGTTTTGACTGCTGCCTTCCAAGCTAAAGTCGGAAACCGTTATTTGATTGAGCCGGGTGCTACTGCCGAAGATATCTTCCGTGTAGCTCGTGTGTTCTCGCCAATGTGGATGGAATATGCGAATGATGATGCTTATCTCCTTGTCCGCAATGGCTACACCACTACTGGTGAGCGTTCTCCTCGTGTGTATCCGTTCTTTGATGTAAATACCAACCAAAACATCCTCTTGAATGAGATGCCACTTGGTGGAACTTTGACTAAATACAAATCGGCTGCTGCTATTAAGGGCTTAAGCGAAAGCGAAAGCTAATTTGGGAGAATAAATAAAATGCTGACGCAAGACGATTATACTTTATATACAGGACAAACCGTAAACTGTTCGGATGAAGATTGGGAAGTCATTGTAAATATTGCTATGAAACGGCTTGCGTCGCTTTTATGCCTTGAAGAATTTCCGGAATTAGATGAAACAAATAAGGATTTAGCTATGCTACTTTCTAATTTCATCTGTGCCATTATGAAGTTTCAAGGTGCTCCAGACACTATTGAATCAAAGAGTGTCAGAAACTTTACAATCAATTTTAAGAGTAGTGCCACTAACGCTTTCGGTCAGATTTACCATAACTATGAAGACATAATTGAAGCTTATAGTAAATGTGATTTAGGTGTTAAAGTAGAGCGAAATGCTAGACACTGTTGCGAGTATTACAACAATGGATTCTTTATCAATTTTTGAAGCTTTTCCTAATGCAATAATTTCTGGAGTTTGGCAAATAGGTTCTTGCCAACATGGAACAGTAGTTGGGAATCAATTTGAGAAAATAAATGATATTGATGTTGTTGTAGATGAAGGTAACAGTTCATCCGTTGATACTACGCCCGAAGCATTAAAGTCAGATTTATTGATTTATGCTTATCCGTGCCAAATGCCAACTTTAAGCACCAATGCTCTTGTATCGGGTTATATGCTTTATAATTCAGATGAAGATGCCTATTATGAAATCATAGATGCCGGAATTGGTAAAAACCAACATAACGGGATGGTAGAACATATTGAATTGAAAGTGGTTCAAACCGAGGTTGTAGATGCCTGAAGTCGTATCGGTTAAATTAAAATGGGACAATTCTAAAATCACTTTAACTAATGAAAAAGCCGTAAAAGGATTGTTTAGATTGGGATTTGATATTGCGGCTCAAGCAAGGCGAAACGCACCATATCTAACTGGTGCTTTAAGAAATACCATTAGAGTGAGAGAATCAAGCGACAAAGATACTTTAGAGGTCGTAGCTGGTGGAACTTATGGCGGTAGAAAAGTCGCCTACGCTTGGAAAAGAGAGCAAGGACCGAACCGAAATCCAGCAACCGAACACTACATGGAGAACGCCTATAAAACAATTACAACCGGTGATTATATCACTAAATACTTTGGAGATATTATATGATAACGCTAGCAATACTAAAGCAGATGGAATTAGATGATGTCGCAGATTTGAAGATTGATTCTAATTGCTTTTGGGAGCAAGCACCATTACAAAAAGATGGTCGTCCTGCTAGTGGGGTGTGGTTAGTTACTAGAGGTGGTAATGCCGCTAATTCTCCAAAAGGGTATAATTTACATTCTACGGTAGATTTCTATGTGGCATTAGCAAATAAACCTAAAACCGAAGCAGTTCATCAAGATATTTTAGAATGGATTATTGAAAATCCGTGTCTATGTGAATTGTCCGGAAGCGTCGGTGGCACTACTTATTTATACAAAAATGTGCGTATCAGACCGACTACAACACCTCAAAACTTTGTAGTCACCGAAAATAATTTGGTTGTAAAGATAGCAAGCGCTGAAATAATTTATGATATTAAATAATGAGAAAGGAATAGTGAAATGGCAACGGTTCAAAATATCACTCAACTACGCCGAATTGTATTCCGTAAATGGGATGCTGACGACAATTCGTGGAGTGTATTTACTTTAGAGCCAGATGACCTAGGTCAAGATACTGTCATGAGTATCAATGTTGCTCCTCGTATGAGAAGCCGAGCCTCAAGTCTTGGTTCTACTGAAACTGCGATTTCGGGGACATTAGACGGATTTGCTGGTTCAATCACATTCTTGATGGATACATTTAAGAATCTTGGTTTAGCAATTCAGAAATGGAACGAAGCCACCTACGCAGGTGCTACTGCGACTGCCGGTAATGTTATTTGGGATGGCACTGATATTTGTGCCGAAGGCGAATATATGTCGGTAATTGCTCAAGGACTCTGTGATGATGGTTCTTCAGTTGATGTAGAGCTTACTCGTTGCGTGCCAAGCGTGGATGATGCTATTGAAATCGGAACTGGTGATACTCCAACTATCACCCTCAATCTACACCCGATTATTTATAATGAAGCATTACACTCAAGTGATGGCTATCCACAATATTCGGCTCGCTTAGGTGATTATGACCTAACTACTAAGATGAGATTAAATGCGTCCACTGGTGCTTATACCAGCGCAGGTGAATCCTCCTAGGAGTTAAAATGATGGTGCCTGAATTGACTCTTAACAAAGTTAAAGAAACTGCGAAGGAGAAAACTTTTCGGGCATCAGACTTTTTAACTCAAGACCAATTAGAAGAAGTTAAAAAATCTAATTTGAATGGTAAGAAAAAGACCGGTTTTGATAGTATTGATGCGTATATTGCCGAAATAATAGCGAGATTTGGCTATGATACTTATGTGGCTTGGAAGTTTGGCGAAATAACTGAAAATAATATGGCAAGATTTATTATGGCCGAAAGAGCGAGAGAAGCTAGAAACCGTTTGAAGATTGAAAATATCATTGTAGCGAGCGTTTATGGTGCGAATAATGCAGATAAACATGGTCATGCTCCTAAAACGCTTAAAACGGCAATTAAAATGCTTAAAGAAGAAGAAAACTTAGCGAAAGGAGTTAGCTAATGGCGACACAGATTGGTGAAGCAGTAATTAAGTTAAGTTTTGATGGTAAAAGTCTAAAAAGTGGATTAGCTTCTACTGAGTCGCAAGTTGAAAAGTCTTCATCTAAAATAAGTGGTAGTCTTAAGACTATTGCCAAAGTTGGCGTAGCTGCTTTTTCGGCTGCGACTACTGCGGCGATTGGATTTGTTACTAAGGCGACCAAAGCTGCGGTTCAAGGTTTTGCTCAATACGAACAATTGGTTGGTGGTGTAGATACTTTATTTAAGGATGCTTCAGATACTGTTCAAAAAAATGCGGCAATCGCCTTTAAGACAGCTCAAATATCGGCTAATGAATATATGAATACTGTAACAAGTTTTTCAGCTTCGCTTATTCAATCATTAGGTGGTGATACGGCGAAGGCTGCGAAAGTTGCTGATATGGCTGTAATTGATATGGCCGATAATGCGAATAAAATGGGAACGAGCATGGAGATGATTCAAAATGCCTACCAAGGATTCGCAAAACAAAATTACATGATGTTAGACAACCTCAAATTAGGTTATGGTGGCACTCGTGGTGAAATGGTCAGATTATTACAAGATGCTGAAAAACTTTCGGGGATTCATTATGAAATCGGTAATTTTGCCGATATGGTAGAAGCGATTCATGTAATTCAAAATGAGTTAGGGATTACAGGAACATCAGCGTTAGAAGCTAGTAAAACAATTCAAGGTTCGGTAAATGCGACAAAAGCCGCATGGGCTAATTTATTAGTTGGAGTTGCTGATGATAACCAAAACTTTGAAGTATTGATGAATAATTTTGTGGATTCGGCCACAAATGCTTTGAGTAATTTGATACCGAGAATTGAGATTGCGTTAAGTGGTATAGGCCAATTGATTGATAGATTAGGACCGTTAGTAATTGAGAAGTTGCCGGTTCTGATTCAGACATTATTGCCACCGGTAATAAATGTGGTGACTCAGTTGGCGATTGCTTTAGTTCAGAATGCACCTATGATATTGACAATGGTCTTAAATGGTTTTATAAGTGCGTTGCCAAATATGATTACGGCTTTAGTAGAAGCGTTGCCACAGATTATAGAAGCAATCATCAATTTCTTGACCAATCCAGAAACGATTGCTGCATTGATGGATGCTGCAGTTCAATTATTTATGGCTCTAATTCTAGCCGTGCCACAGATTTTAGGTGGATTGATTAGTGCATTTGGAACTTTGGTCGGTAATTTATGGACTGGTATTAAAAATATGTTCAGTGAGTTTGCGGCTAATTTCGGCAATTTTATCGGTGGCATCTTTAAAGGTGCGATAAATGGCGTAATTGGATTTATTGAAGGTTTTATCAATACGCCGATTGACATCATCAATGGTTTTATTGATATTATAAATGGTGCGTTTGGTTGGATTGGTGTCAATTTAGGTAGGATTGATAGAATTAGATTGCCTAGATTGGCTGAAGGTGGTATTGTAAGTTCAGCGACAATTGCCATGATTGGTGAAGAAGGTGATGAAGCCGTAATACCATTAGAGAATAATACGGGTAATTGGGCGGGATTATTAGCGTCAACTTTGGCTGATGAAATGGTATTAAATGGTGAGAATAAAGAAATCAATGTTTATATGAATAATAATATCAATAATAAATTAGATGCCAAAGAAATTGGTAGCCTAATGGTTCAAAGTATCAGGAGGGCGGTATGAATCTTGACGACATAAAAACCAAATGTTTTATCTTAGCTTTATTTATTAGAGATGATGGGGAAAGATTTCTATTAGGTTCTGGTGCTTATGAGTTTAAGGATTCTCAATTACATTTCGTAGCTAATGCTTATAAAAATGATATTGTAGAAGTTCAAGGTGATGATGGATTATTTTTGGCAGGTCAGGTGAGAAGAAGCGAGGTGCAACCGTTTGATGGTTATATTGGAGATGCCACAGTTGTTAAATCAGATGTAGAAGGTTATAGAGAAGAGTTTATTAAGTTCTTTAGAAAAGATTATTACTATACCGTTGTTTATATTTTTCCGAATGGTGATGCAATTCAAAGAAGAAAAGGATTTATTGTAGAAGCGCCGGAAGTAAAAGAATTATATCAATTCTATCCCGAATATCATATAGCTCTTAATTTTGAAGATATAAATTATTATAGCTACGCCGAAGATGAGGATGGTAATGAAAGATATACAAAATCGGCTGCGATTACTTTATCTACCGGTGGAATAACTGGTGGTTTAGTTTGGGATGAATATGGTGTAGTTTGGGACAATATCGGTGCTGAATGGGAAGAAGGGGGTGGAGGACCGACTACAATTACGATTGATTCTATTGATAATGTATATCCGATTTGGGAAGTTAAAGGACCGGCTACAAATCCGCAACTATCTTGTATTACAACAGGAACGACTTTATCTTATACCGGAAATGTAGGAGCAAGTCAGACTTTACTAATTGATATGTTCAATAAAACGGCTAAATTAAACGGCACTAGCGTCATTAGTAATGTTTCGGGTGATTGGGTTTATTTCAAACCCAGTAATAATAGAGTTACTTATACTACGGCTAATGCTGATGCTGAAGCAAGCACTATTTATTGGCAAGAGGTAGTAGGATGATAAATACTCCGATTTATGAAGTCAATTTATATTTAGATGGTAATTTGATTGGCGATTGTAGAAGAATTGCCGAAAACTTATCTTATACAAGAAAAAGAACTAAAGTCGGCGTGGATTCTATTGATTTCGTAGTAAATGATGCTTTATTAAATAGATGGTGTATTGAAAGAAATACGACTATTAACGATATATTAAAACCATTGGCTTTAGAGTGTAGATTAAAAAGAAATGGTATTGAAGTTGTTGGTGGATTTTTAGCTACAATGCCGGCTTATGCTCCACTAAATAAGAGTGCTGATTTGACTTTACATTTTGATGGATTTCTAAACTTATTAGGTGGAGTTTATATTAGAGATACCTCAACTAATTTACCATTAGGAACGATTACAGGACCTGCCGGAAACCTAGTTTCATCAATGATAAGTTTAGCTGATAATATTGCCTATGACGCAGGGAAGGCTTTTAACTTTACACCGGGAACGATTGATAATTTATCGAGTATTACACACACTTTTGATAATTATAAAACGGTTAAAGATTGGATTTGTGATAGATGTGATAATACCACTGGTGCCGGTCCGTTTGATGTATATTTTCATGCCGATAAAACCTATGATATTTTAAGTGATAGTAATTTTGGTGATGTAATTAGTGATTGGGTAGCATTTTATCCGACTTTATTAAATAATACCTCTGCGACCTCAATTAGTGCCGCTGAAATTGGTGGATTTGCTAGCGCCGTAATTGGTATTGGGTCAGGTGAAATTAGTGCTAGTCCAGATGAGAATACGGCTTTATTTGAATTCGTTTCTAATAATATAAAGGTGGCCGAATATGGCTATGCTGAAAGTTTATATCAAGAGAGTTCAATTTCTAATTCATCAGTATTACAAAAAAATATTACGGCTGAATTAGATAACGCATCAAACCCGATATGGCAACCACAAATTACTTTACACGGCAGACAAGTAGAACCGAAGCCAACGGGTAGTAATAAAATATGGATTGGCGATACTATTACAATAAATAATTCATTAGACTTAACCGGGATGACAAACGGGAAGTTTAGGGTAAATGAATTGAATATTGTAGTTTCCGATACAGGTGATGAATTGATAAACCCCGTATTGGAGAGAGTCAATGAATAACGGCGAATATGAGTTTGATAAATATCTTAAAGAGATGGAGAATGAGGTTACGAATCTTAAAACAGCTCATCAGAGGCCGTTAGGAGCTTTAAGTTTCTTTAAAAAAAATCTCAATTTTAACCTAAATCTACCTTATCAATATGGCTCATATACGGCTACGATAAATGTAGTTGTTAAAATTACAACACCAACGGCAAAGCCACCAATAGTTCAAACCGGTTGGAATATTCCGGCAGGATTTTATTCGGTAGATTTTATGGATTTTAGTGTAAATAGTAATTACGATACTTGGACTTATCAACTATATTTATCTAGTAATACTATTAGTTCAGTTAATTTTAAGGTTAGTTCTTTAAGTTCTCAACCGATAGAATCAATTACTTGGAGTTATGTATGATTAGTGGTGATTTATTTTATAAAAGATTAAATGATTTGAAAAGAGAAATTAGATATTTGAAGACAGCTCATTTCAAAACAGCTACCACTATCAATACAATGACTTTAAATCAAACCGTCAATTTTTCTTTAACCTTAGATGGTTTATCGGGAAATATTTTTAGCACTCAACGGGCGATTATAACTTTAACGACAGATGATAGTTCTGAAATGGTTTCGGCTTGCTATTTGAATAATATGACACCAAGTAATTTAGACGATAGATTTATATTTATTAAGAGAGTAGCGTCTAATGCCGGTCAAGTAAAATATGATGTAGCGGTATTTTCGCAAAATGCGAATGATTATAATACCTTATATGGTGGTGGTAGTGTCAATTTGAGTTATAGTTTACAAGCAGTTGGTAGTAGTAAGTTTAGTATAAGTGTAGAATATCATAATATTTTGGGAGGCTCATAATGATTATTTCGGATGAAATGTGGAAGGAGTTTAGAAGATTAAAACAAGAATTATTAGATTTGAAACAGACGAAAAAGGCGTCTTGTGCCTCTAAGTATTATATTAAAGAACAGAGTGGCTCTACTTATTATAATGCTTGGAAAATTACTTATAAATCTGGAACACAGCCGATAATTGCTGAAGTTTTATCTTACTCTGATACTGCTTTGTCTGCTCCGAGTGGTAATATACAATATTTGTTCTCTTACTCTCAAATCATTACTGATATTACAATTTTATCAACAAGAGAAATTGATAGTATTGAAGGTGTATTATAATTATTTATTTTTTAATTAAAATATGCTATAATAAAAATGGCTTGTCGGCTATTTATACCTCCACAGCCCTCCCGGAATTGGTTTTGTCTTTCGTTTAGCTGTTCCGGGAGATTCTTTTTTTATATAATTTTTTTATTAAAAATGATAATTTTTATATTATAATATAAATAATAAGTAAAGGAGGTATATTATGGAACGAGATTTCAAAGGTGTCTGGATACCAAAAGAAGTTTGGTTGGATACAAGATTGAATGCTCTGGATAAAATAATTTTAGTAGAAATAGATAGTTTAGATTGCGGTGAAGGATGTTTTGCTAGTAATAAATATTTGGCAGATTTTTGTCAATGTAGTGAAATAAAAATATCAAAATCAGTTTCTCTTTTAATTGAATTGGGTTATTTAGAAGTAATTAAGTTTGATGGAAGAAAGCGGTTTTTGAAAAGCTGCCTTATAAAAAATATAAGGCAGACTTATAAAAAATATAAGGCAGACTTATATAAAATAAAAGATAATAATATAAATAATAATATAGATAATAAAAATAATATAGATAAATCTATATTATTAGAAAAATCTGAAACTTATGGAAATCAAGAAATCAATGAAATGTTTGATAAATGGAAAGAAATGTTTGGTTATAAGCCAAAGAATTCAAAACAAAATAGATTCGCTCTTTATAATATGTTAAGAGCTAAAGATAAAGGTAAAGATTGGATTATTCAAACAATGGTGATATTAAGAGAAGCACAAAAGGATAAATATGCCGGCGCCGTAATTTTGAATATAGCTGATTTTTATACTTTACAACAGAGGTGTGATATAATTTGGAAATGGGGAAGTGGGAAAGCTTTAAGAAATAATATTAGTAAAAGTAGTGTGGAGATATAAGATGATTCTATATGCTATTACATTAAAAAATATGAATAAAGATGAAAATGGATTGATTCAATATGTTTGGGCGACTAAAAGTCAATTAGATAAAATAATTGAATTAAGAAATAATCCTGATTTGAAATATAATTTTATTAAAATTGGTGATTTTATATTTTCGGCTATGGACATTAGCCATATAGAAGAAAAGAATACAAAATATTTTGGTGGTTATATTCCGAAATATGCTAAAGACCGGTATTTATTAGACCAAAATCAAAATAATAATATAGAAGATAATAATAATATATTGTATTTAGAAAATTAAAACGCTTAAAAGGCATTTTACTATTAAAGATGATATATTTAGTATCTTAAAATTAAAACGGCTCTGAAAATGCTTAAAATGTCTTATACGACATCTTAACAAAATAGGTAAAATATGCTAGAATGAAGTCGTGGATTTGACGGCGATTATTACAACAACGATAACAGCACTCGCCACCACCATAGTTGCGATTACGAATATTTATATGAACTCTCAGAGAAAAAAAGATAAAGAAGAAACTATGATGGCGACAGAAAGAAATGCTGCTAAGAGTTCTATTCAAAATATGATTACACAAGATATCATTAGAGCTGAATTACTCCACAAGATGCCAGAGAATAGAGATAATATTGAGAATGAATATTTAGAATATCATAAGAATGGTGGTAATGGAACAGTTACTAGACAATACGCTGAATATTTAGATTGGTATAAAGAGCAAGAAAAAAGTTTGACAAAAAAATAACTTATTGCTAAATTAAAATTATGAGTGGTGAATCATCTACCTTTAACCCTTTAGAAGATGATGAGTGTATTACATTTTCTAGCTGGTTAAAGCTAAATAATATACCACATGCTCATATCGCTAATGAATCAAGAAGCTCAAATAAAAATGCTATTATTCGTGGTGCTAAATTAAAAAGGATGGGACAAAGCAGAGGTGTTTGGGATTACGAAGTATATGTGCCGATAAAAGGTATTACGGGTGAAGTAGATTGTTATGAATTATTAAAAATTGAAATGAAAAGAAGAAAAGGTGGAACAGTTTCAATAGAACAAAAACAATGGGGAAAGATTTATGAATTAGCCGGAATACCTTGTAAGATTTGTAAAGGAGCTGACGAGGCAATAGCTTTTGTAAATAAGTATTTGAAAAATGATAATTTTTGATATAATAAAAGTATGAGTATTATTTAGTTGGTTTATAATACTCAGGACATTATACCTCTAAAACACACTAATACAATTTCTTATGAAAAAAGCAGATTCTGGACTGCTTTTTTCTTTTCAAAATACCTAAAATGTGATATGATGAAAATATGAAATGTCCGAATAATACACCAATCGTTGGAGGTCTACAAACTATTGGAATAAATCGTGGCACCACTCTTAAATTAAAAGCTCAAAGATTGGATTTAGATAACCAACCAATTTTAACGCAAGCACAAGAGATTTATTTTGTGGTGAAGAAAAGATGGACCGATAAAGAAGCTCTTATTATTAAAGATTTAAGTGATATGACTTTTACCGAAGATGGTTACTATCATTTTACAATTAAACCTACCGATACTGAAAATCTTGATTACGGTAAATATGTTTGGGATTTTACTCCGGTAGATGATAATAATAATTATAGATTTAAGCCAGCACACGGATACTTTATTGTGGGTAATTCGTCTTGTTGGATTGTAAATGAAACGGAGAGCTAATGGAAATTGAAAATGATGAGAGAGAAACCTCATTAGAACCCGAATATGATGAGATTGAGATTGAAATGGAAAATGAACCGTATTTAGGTGGTAGCGGTCCGACTTATACTGAAGGTTTCGGGATTGATATTTCTAGTGAGAATGAAATTAGTGTAGATACTAATGAGATACAAGAAAAATTGATTGCTGGTGAAAATATTAGTATCGTAGATAATGTGATTACGGCAAGTGCTACCGAATCCGTAACGGTTTTAACTGCTGACGATTATAATTTTCCGACAACCGGCGAAAAAGATGGGATTGCTTTGTGGTTATTAGATGAAGGTCAATATATTATTTCATCAAATACGGCTTATTACGAATACGATAGAGTAAAAGAAACTGATAATACTAAAACTTCAGTTTTAGTGATAAGAAAAGCTGAAGGCGAGGGAGCTGGTAGGGGTTGTTTTATTATTGCGACAAATGGAACTCAACCGACCACTAGAGTTCGTTTTGGAATTACGAATGAGGGTTATAATTCAGTTGTTTTGCCTCTAACGGTAAATGTAATAGATTCTTTAACAGATTCTTCTACGGTAGATGCTTTATCGGCAAATCAAGGTAAAGAATTAAAAGATTTGATTGATGGATTGATTATTAAAGGAAATGGAGCACCGACTACCTCAACTGAAGGCACAGTTGGGATGATTTATGAAGATATTACAAA